CAAGGGGCTCGTTTGTAGCGGGATCGATTAGCCCGGACAGTAAAAAATCAAATTGCGTTGCTTTTGTATCTGCCATAGTTAGTCCTTATTGCCACGCCAACGGCATGGTTGATCCAGAATAGATTTTAAACCCGCCATCATAGTACGTTGTACGAGTGGTGGACAAAGAGTTGCCGAGATAAATAACTTGAAAGTCATCCGGACCGAGTGAGCCCGTTGTTACTGAGTAGTCCCATGCGTCCCAGGTAGCCGATTGGTTGGTTGATATTTCGATGGTCTCCGATCCCCCGGCCGCGAGGATGCCGTGGACAAAAACATGGACCCATTGGCCCACAATCGCGGCTGCGGTTCCAGCGGTTATCCAGGCGGAGCCGTTATAGTACTGCACGGTCTCGGTAGCCGAAAGTCTCAAAGGAAAGCTCGCTGATTCCACGGAGTTATAGACCGCGACGAACCTATCAGTAGTCGCGGTATCGGTGTTACAGAAAAACCAAAAATCATACCATATTTCGGTATATGTTGTATCGAGGGTTTCTTTCGCATATTCTGCGGCGTCTACCTGCATGGAATATGTACCGTCATGCACTTGAGTCGTAGACTGAGCAGGTGCGCCCACCATTGAATCCCAATTTCCGGGAAACACCTCTTCAAATCCGCTACCATCGCTGAAAATAACCGAGTCCCCGCCTCCGCCAAAGGTTCGACCGATCCCCGGACCGGGTCCCATGCCCATTCCGGCATAAGCCAGCGCGGGAATGAGGACAAAAAGAACAACCAGCTTTCTCATCGCTGCACCTTCCAGTTCAGCGTTCGCGCTCCCGGCGTAATAGAAGCCGCCGTATTGTTGCACACTTTAAAATTTACGTCGTTTGTAGACGGGTAGGCTATTATAGTCAGCATCCCGTTTACCGAGGGCTGATATCCGACCACTCCCGTGGGGTCCGAATTAAATCCCCAGTCAATTATATCGGTTGTTGCGGTCCCTGTTGCCGCAGTCGTGACCACGGTCGCGCAGGCCCCGGAGGCTATGGCCGAGGTTCCGAGCGCTGATGTGCCTTTAGCCACAATGACCGATATCCCCCCGGCCGTTTCGGCGTCGTCAGCTAAAGCGGTTTGAACCCCAGTTCCCAGGCCGGACAAAGGGAGATAATTCGAGGCCGTTATGGTATCCGCAACCTCATTATCCGCCCATGGGTTAGCAGTGTTAACCAGGTTTTCCGCTATCGTTCCGTCTGCGATATCTGTAAGAGTCGCATCGGCGGCCTGATAGTCGGTTCCGGCGGCTGCGGTCGATGGAGTTGCTACGCCCGCCGAGACCGTGATTTTTAGCAGCCCGGTTGTCAGAGTACCAAGGTTGGATTCATTGGAGAGACCTGTTTCTGAGGTTCGAGTAAAATAACTTCCGGCTGAAGGTGCGTCCAACCCCGCCGCAAGGTCAATTATATCCTGAATCAGGGACTTATAATTTCCAGGGGCCGAGGCGGTACCTAAATTAGGGATATAATCCGCTGCGGTTGGAACGCGCTGCGGGAACTCGGACGCTTTCAGCGCCAAGGCCAGAGGCACGAATGTGCAGCCTGCAAAACATGCTAATATAATTAAACAAAGTGATTTATTCACTTATTTACTCCCAAATGCCGGAGCTGTCCTCAAGGTCCCAAAATCCGATACCGGATTCGAGGCCCCAGGCCCCGCCACTAACGGTAGGACTGGTTATCATGCGGTAAGACGGCTGGCGGCAGATAACGTTTGTATTTGCCATTGGAACATAAGCGTTATTGGCCCGGATTTGTCCAAGACTGGACTCGGCGCGATCTACTACTACGGCTGAAGGGTCGCGCTCGTATTCGGGCGATATTTCTATGGCCAGGTTCCACAAAATCGCGTCCTCGTATTCGGGCGGTAGTGAAATTACAGTTGTCAGTGCGGCGTAGTCGGCAATTGCCTTATGAGACCACAAATGCACGGAGTACTCGACCTCGGGAACCGGCCAAAAGAAAAGCGTGGCCAATGGGTAGGTCCGCTCAAAATAACACTTGACCGGCCGGGATGTAATGGCTTTTATTGGGACCCGGGCATACTCTTCGGCGGCCATGCGCAGAACTGGGTAATCGAAGTCATTGATTCGAATGAACATCCTTACGATACGACTTGGCCAGCCGGTGGTTATTGTCGCCCCGGACGCGGCCCCACCAATTGTTATCGAATTGGACCCGGAGGGCAGCGCAAAGCTTTCTCGCGAAACGCTACTTGGGCCGTTTTTATCCCGTAACCAGCGGCGCAGCATCATATTTATCGAGGCCATAGCGTCGAGCTGCTCATCAACCGACATATTCGAGACACCGATTTTCCGGCCGGCTGAGTTTATCAGATCCGCTACCGTAGTCATTATTTGGTCTCCATGTGGGCCTTAACCAAGCGGCGAATTGCCAAAATAGACAACGAGTCGTCTACTTCAAGGCCTTGCTTTTTGGCAAGGGCGATAAGATCGGCCTTGGCCATCCTGTTCAACGCGGATACCGCCGGGCCGGAAGAGAATATATCCGCCATAGGAGCCGGTTCCGGGGCCGGAGCCGGAGCGGGGGCCAAGAAGTCCAAGGGGTTTTCGGCCTCCTGGAACTTATCCGGTGTGTCTACCCATCCAGCTCCGTCTTCGCAGATGTCGCCAGGGCCGTACAGTTTACCCTCGGGCGCTAAATCCTTGTGATATAACCATTGTGGGGTATTGATTTTCATTATGCACCTTCACACGGAAAACAGGCGCGAACCAAACATACTCGTCGGGATAGCGATCAACCACGGCCCGGAAAAACTGATAGAAATCGTCTGGCAGATCTGCGGGCATTGAAATTGGAGTTGACATTGGTTCGCGCCTGGTTTGGGTTTACACGGGGGCTTTCACCCCCGGAATTTAGTTATCCAATGATCCGGCAAGCGTGCTCGGGACGTTGGGCCAAGTGGCCAAAGAAAACATCTAACCGGCAATTGTACTGCGCCTCGCTGATATCATATTGGCGCAAAATCCGGATGTTAATGCCATCCATTTCCTTCTGGGCCTTGAAATCAACATCATTGGGCATTTCCAGCAATGCCGTTGCGAACGTGTAGGCTTCTTTGTGATAGGCCAGATTGAGCGGATACACGGTAGAAGCCGCACCGGCAAAAGTAACAGCCGCATTATCAGCCGGGAAAGCGCTGACACTCTGTCGACCGCCGGAAGCGCTGGTGTAGATTGCAGGAGAGACCGAGAGGGTTACCTCATTCGTGCCAGCCGTGGCATCGGCGGTCACAACAAACTGTTGCAGAGTCGGCATGACTTTCTTGGTGATCGGATTCACACCAAAAACCCCGGCAACCGTGAAAATTTCGCCCTTCTTCACGGTATCGGTCGCTCCGGTGAAACCATCGATGTGAATCGTGGTCGCCCCTTCCACAGAGACCGCACCGTCAACCAGGGTCGTACCGGCTCTGGTACCCGTGGTCAGCGAGGGCAAAAGCTCGTTGGCGTGGAAATCCAGGCCCAGGGCGTGGCCCATTCGAGCAGAGGTGAACTGTTTCTCGATTTCGGTGCGGGCGTGGAACAGCGTGGCCAGGCCATTTACGGTGGCGGCTTCGGCAGCGGCATCGATCTGAACATGCCGGTTACCGTCTTTTCTCGGAGCGCCGAAGCGGGTCATCTTGGACCCGGCGTTTAGATAAACAAGGGCGGTTGCCGGAGTCGTTCCCGGAGTGCCTTCTTGATTGTAGGTAGCTTTGACCATGTTTTCCAGGGTCAGCAATTCAATTTCCTCGGCCAGCCGGGAAACAGCAGGCTTGATAACCTGGCGAGAAAAATCGGTCAGCGACAGGGCCAATTCAGCGTCGGTAAAAATCAGATCCACGCCCTTAACGGTGCCGACTGTCAGGGTATCGTATTCCTCGACCATGTCTTGGCCGGAAAAAGTCCAGCCGGTCCGCACGGAATAGCGGGCGGGCTTGCGGATACGGATAGAGGCCCCGCGCTTTTGACCGGCAATCATGCTGGTCTTATCGTGTTGTTTGTCAATGGTGCTAACAAACGACATTTCATTGTGGATGATGTTCAGAGACTCGGCGGTAATTTCATCTACCGTCAACAGGGTATTAGCCATTTTGGGATTCCTTTACTTTATCTCGCCTTTCCGACGTTTTTCGATCCAAGCTTTCAGATCAT